ACACGAATCAACTCACGCTTCAGTTGAGCACACGCTTGCTCCACAGAGAAAGTTTTACCGTTACCAGAAAGTCCCGTAATGAAAGTAGGATAGAAAAGACGGGACTCAATAATCTTGCGAATATCACCAAAGTTACCAAACTTGACGAAGGTATCATCTTTTTCGGGAATAAGGTTTTGCTCAACAGCAGGAAGTGCAGCAGGTGCTTTTACAGTTTGCTCAAGCTGCTCCCGTGCTTCCTGAATGGTCAAATTCCACTTACCACGACCAGTCTTGAACTGATCAATTTTCTTGGTAACAGTCTGGTAGTTAGAACCATTCATAGCACACCAAGCACGAATTTCGGCGGCAGTCACAGACTCTCCATACACTGCTTGGAGAGAAGTGCGGATGTAGTCAGCGGAGATGGTCATGATGTCGTTTGTGTTTTTCAACTGAAGTTATTATACAAGAAAAAAGGGGGTCGCAAGACCCCCAGTGTGACAGTTCAAGAATTGAACAAATGCTCTTTCAGTTCTTCAACCAACTTTTTGTGGGAGTGTCTTCTATCTAATTCAATTCCGTGCTCTCTACCATAATCTTCGAGTTGCCTTTTACTCATAGTATCCAAATCAACAACTACAACATCTTCTTCTGTAGTTACTTCTTCAACGATTACTTCTTCAACAACAGTTTCCACTACTGGTTCGGGAGAAGGCGCAGGAGCAGGTGCTGGCTTTTTACCTCCCAATAAATCTCCGAATCTAGACATTTTTGATACCTATACTATAGAAATATTTATCAGGCAACAAGTTCCACAAACTCACCAAGAATCTTCTTATTCATCTTCTTGGACTTAAGACTCTTGGCGAATGCAGATTTGATTTGTGTCTTAGTGGCATCCTCAGCAACCTCAAAGTCAGCATCTTGTGCCAGAGCATTAGCAGAAAGTCCGAAGTAAGAATGATACCCAGACTTCTTAATAGTAAATGCCCGTTGCTTTCTCCAAACACCCATAGTCTTTTCATACTCGGGTCCATAATACCCACAGTAGCGGCGAATGAAACTACCAGCATCACGAGACTGAAGCACACGAATACCAATGAAGTTAATATCCTTAAACTTGTCACGCAGATTGCGAAGCATAATATCAGTAAACTCATACCACTCACAGTCAAGGGAGTAGGTCATACCAGTCTTACGGTCACGGAGAAAAGAGTTAGGTCCAATGTAGTTAGTGCCCATGAAAGGTTCATCCTCCCAGCGGCGCTGAACTTCGCGGTGATACTTAGGCATTGCTGCCTCACCATCGGTCAAGATGACGCACTGAACTTTCTGAAGTTTGTTCTCTTTTTGGAACTGAGGAAGAATCTGGTGAAGGGCAACAAGAGTCTCATTCAGAGGAGTACCAGAAAGACTCAGACCATAGGGAATGTTGTATCGGGTATAGCAGTTATAACGGAAGGCAGTGGCAAGACGGAAGATATTCTTCATTTGTTCTTCCAGTGTCTTACCATTAGTCTTGCTGGTAAGAATATTCATTAGAGAGAACCACTCGCCAACCTGAACCAAACCATCTTTCTTGGTATAGGCAAGTTCACGAATAGATGCCTTATTATCCTCATCATATTTCACCAGAGGATAATCACTGGTAAAAGCATAAACCTCAAAAGGAATGGCAACTTTTTTACAAAACCAAACCAGGTTAAAGAGTTGCTTGACAGTATCAGCCATCACATCACCCATAGAACCAGACCAGTCCAAAATAAACACCAGACCATGGTTCTTACCATCGGCAAGAGTGGTGACCTTCTTGAAGAGATCTTCGTTGTACTTGTAGGTGTGAAGTTTAGTACAGTCCAGCACTCCTGTGCGAGCAGTGGTGGCACGAGCATAGGAGTCTGCTGCTTTCTTGCACTCAAACTCTTTCACAAGATAGTTGACTTCTTTCTGTGCCGAACTCTTGAACTCCACAAACTTCTTATCAACTTCACCAAAGATTTCTTCGGTGGTATATCCCTGTTCTTCCATCCAAGAACCCCAGTATTCCTTACACTTGTCGTGGATTTCGGAGTTGGGAACAATAATTTTATTCAGATCAAGTTTGGGGAGTTCCAAATAAACATTCTCAATACCATTATGATCAACCAGGTCCTTGAGTGCTTCCTCAAGAGACTCCATAGTTTTGACTTCGGGTTCCTCATCAACGTCACCACCCCGATAACTGGGAGTGTCCAAGTCAGCATCATCCTGCATCGGAGAACCACCAGAAGACTCTTCAGAATCGCCATCATTCTCACCCTCAGGTTGATCAGAAAAGTCAGAGGCAGGTTGGTTGCCACCAGTCTGTTGAGACTCCAAGGAATCCATAGGAGTCTTCATTTCTTCTTCTTGCTTTTTCTTACAGAACTTATAGAGAAACTCTGCTGCGATAAGAACATCGGAGAAGGTTTCACACTCACCGATCATACGAACGATGGGCATTTCATCAAAGTCAGCAAAAGGAATATCAACAAAATTACCAATCTTATAATACAGATTTACCTTATCGGCAAGATTATATTCTTTTACATCATCATCACCGATTTGGAAGAAGTCCTGTTCGGCAAGCTCTTTGTATCCGCTGTAGAAGGTCTTGGAGAGACCCGCATACCGACGCTTCATCAGTTTCTCGATGCGAACGTCTTCCACCACATTCACAAACTGTGGAGGGATTTTGTGTTCCTTTAACCAGTCCTCATCAGGTGTATAGAGAGCATGACCCACTTCATGACCCACCAGAAGGTCATAGACGGTGCTGCTTGCCTTCTCCCACATCGGCAGAGTCAGCACACGAGTGTGGACATTAAAGCAGGCAGTCTCAACTTTCTTGTTCTCCACCACCAGGTCCTCAGTGGCAAGGAGTTTAGCAAGTTGAGACTTGATTTCGTGGCGGACGGTCATTGCTCTGTTGCGTATGAACGTATTATACAAAAGAACCCTGCTGTTTAGGCAGGGTCATGTGACGCTTTTTAAACTGTCTCAATGCTTCTCGTCGAGCACGCATTGCTTGTGGTTTCAGTTTTCGTTTCTGTTCTTTACCAGAATTGTGTTTCCAGTTGGGGACTTGCATTGTTCTTTGATGTATCAAGACATCATACGTGAAAAACCTTTGACTTTTTCGAACCTTGTGACACTTTCAAATTTGTCTTGTAGGTCCGTCTTGTGGGAGATGACAAAAATATTAGCATCCTTAATCACATATCGAATAATTTTGAGGAACTCATCAGTTCCAAACCCATCCAGTGAAGAATCAAATACCTCATCCATGATCAGCAGGTTTGTATTTACTGAGTTCTTGAGTCTGGCAACTTCCCTCCAAGTGAAGAGAAGTGCTAGGTCAATTCTCATTTTCTCACCCTCACTGAAAGAACTATAAGAGAAGTCTTCGTGAATGGGAGATTTTACAGTTTCGCTAAACTCTTCGTTGAGATGGAAGTTAATATAAAAATCCATCAGTTGGAGATAACGATTGACCTGCTGATTTATGAACGGAAGATACTTTTTGATTATCTTCGTTTTTACACCATCATCTCTGAGTAGAGAATAGGCAAAATCGTAATGGACGATTTCCTGTTTTTTGTTTGAGAGATCTTCTATTGTCTTGTGGAGATTTTCTTTAAATTCTTCTAGCTTCTCATGTTCAGTATTTCGGTTTGCAAGGTTCTCGGTAAGAGTTTGAATTTCATGCTCAAGATCTCTGATTTGTCTCTGGTTGAGGCTAATCCGAGTATTGTTTTGAGAAATGCCATGCGTTAACTTTGTAATCTCCTTGGATAGGGCATTGAATTGACGCTCTCTCTCCTGTTCGAACTCAATAGTTTTTTCAAGTTCTTCATAACCATCTTTAAGTTCCTTTGCCTTATTTTGAGCATCGCTAATTCTATTTAACCGAAACTCTTCCTCAATACTTTGAGTACAAGTAGGGCATACCGTATTTTCAGTAAAAAACTTATGTTCTTTGGTAATAGCAGATACTTTCTGAGAAATCTTGCCTCTGAGATTATTGAGTTTGACTAACTTATCACCAGCACCAATGACCTCTTCTTGCTCCTTTGTGAACTTGTGTATTTCCTCTTCGGTCTTGGCATTTTCATCCATATAAATGCCAACTTCATCATCCAACTTGGTAATCTTTTCTTTATTGGCATTTATGTTGGCATGACCACGATTCTCCAACTCATCGATGAAGTTCTGTTGCATCTTCATCTTATCTTTAAGAGTTTCCTTCTTAAGGTCAAGAGATTTAATTTGCTCTTTTTTCTCACGGATCTTGTCCTTGATGAGAGCATTCATCGCAGAGAAGATCCGAATGTCCAACAGATCCTCAATCACCTCACGACGATTAGAAGTCGTCAGTTGCATAAAAGGAACAAAAGTACTGCTACCCAGAATCACAATTTGAGTAAATGACTTATAGTTTACTTTCAGAATACTCTCTTCCAGGATGCGCTGATTAGCACGATCATCTGCTTCCTTATGAAGAGGGGTTCCATTTACCTCAATATCAAATACATTCGGTTTGATGCCACGACGCACAAGGTATTCCCGATTATTGATAGAAAACTCAATTTCAACAACACACTCTTTCTCATTGGTGGTGTTCACCAACTGAGGTTTGTTGATCTTACGAAATGGTTTATTAAAAAGAACAAACGTAAGAGCATCCAGCATTGTGGACTTACCTGCTCCGTTTGTTCCGATGATTAGATTTGTATTGTGTTTTTGAAAATCAATTTCAGTCCAAGTGTTGCCAGTGGAAAGAAAGTTCTTCCATTTAATCTTTTGAAAGGTTATCATTCAAT